ACACAACTAGTAAATCACGTTGAAAAGATTTCAAATCTTATTCAAGAAGATGCTATGAATCTTCCTATTGATATTTTTAGAGGATTAGACTATTCAAAATCTAGTAAACTTTCTTCATCTAAAAGAGATGTTATAATTGTACGTTCACCAGACAGAGAGACAGATAGAGACGAGATATTAAGAAATTTAAGACAAGCTGGGGTAGATGCAAAACTAGGAGACTCACAATCTAGTGTAGACCCTATTGATGGTACGTTTGAGGATAGAGCATTTAGAATATTTGTTAAACCACAATCGGGTGGAATGGGTGAAACAACTTTAAATGCTTCAATTACTGAACTGTTTCCATGCATTGCATTTGAAAAAAAATATAAACCAAAAGATGCTAAATCTTTTCATGAGTACTTGTTAGATGTTAATCTTAAACAACTTAAATGTGTCATACCAGCTGATGTAGAAAAAGCTCAAGAGATAATTAATAGAGCAGATACTTCATCAAAGTTTGAAGATAAGATGAACAATGCTATTGCAATTCATCAATACATTCTAGATCAAAACAAAGATAAAAAAATAGTTGAGACTAGATGGGGCCCAACAAACAAATCTAAACCTGCAGGTGTACCAGGTGGACACCCAGGTGATATATTTTTAATTTATTTTGATAAATCAATATTAGGTGTTAGTTTAAAAGCAGGTGGAAAGAAAACTACTGAACCTAAACTAAACACTTATGTTAATACTATATTCAACTCATTCAGACAAGGTAATAAGTTGAGAGGGATTTATGCTAAGGTACATAAAGAAGCACATGGTAAAGTTCCAGGTATGCCACCAGCAAATAGATTTCAAAAAGATAGAAAAACATCGCAAGTTCTAAGAGACTTTGACAAAAAGAATAATAAAAAGTATGAAGAACTTTATAATACATATCTTGAAATAATGAGACAAGAAGTTATTAAACTATTTAATGCAAATAGAAAAAATACTTTAGAGTATATTAAAAGAGAAGTTTTAAGAGACGCACCAGACACACCTACAATGGTAATTAAAGCAGCTGGTAAAACTTATTCAGAGATAACTGAAAAAGATGCTTTAGGAGTATTCATACCACAAGTAGATTTTGTAAAAGCATATCCTAGTAGAACTTCTAAGCAAAATTGGGAAATAGAATTAAAGTCTGGTTCAGATAGTTTAATTATGAAGATGTCTATTAGAACTAACAAATCAGGTCATGCAGGTGTAAAAAAATTAGGACAACATTCTCTTGCAGTAAAATATAACTCATTGGCAACAAAGTAATGAAAACATATAAAGATTTAATGAACGATAACAGATGCCCACCAGGTATGAAGTACGATAAAAAATTAAAACAATGCGTACCAAAAAAAATAAGATATAAGGGAAGATATATTCTTGGCGTTCCAAAAAATACAAGTGGGGGTGATGAGACACCTGCAAATGGAAATGGCAACGGCAATGGTAATGGAAACGGAAACGGAAACGGAAATGGTGGAAACGGAAACGGAGGTGGCAATGGTGGAAATGGAGGTGGTGAATAATGCTTAGTTTTATACAAGAACAAGCTGGTAAAAATCTTCACATGGAACATATTGAAGATGAGATTATTAATCATGGCGTACCAGGTGGAAGAGCAGCTATAAATTTTTTAAGAAGTTTAAGAGATATGTTAGCAGGTGCAAGTAGATCATCTGTTAATATGACTGTTAAGTGGGATGGAGCTCCAGCTATCTTTGCAGGTACTGACCCTAGTGATGGTAAGTTCTTTGTTGCGAAGAAGTCTGTATTTAACGTAAATCCAAAATTATATAAAACTGATAAGGAGATTGACGATGATTTATCTGGTCAACTTAATTCAAAGTTTAAGATCGCTCTCAAAGAGTTTTCAAAACTTAATATTAAAGGTGTACTTCAAGGTGACCTCATGTTCACAAATGATCTTGGAAAAACTAAGATCGATGGTGTTTCATATATTACATTTCAACCCAACACTATTGTTTATGCTGTTCCTAGTGATTCTGACTTTGCAAAGACAATAAACAAAGCAAAGATTGGAGTAGTTTGGCATACAACATATTCTGGTAAAGACTTACCGAGTATGAAAGCATCCTTTGGTGCAGATATAAACAAACTTACAAAAACATCATCTGTTTGGATGGATGATGCGTCATACAAAGATGTGTCTGGTAAAGCAACATTTAATAAATCAGAAACAGACGCAGTTACAAAAATACTATCTGAAACAGGTAAAACATTTCAAAGAATTAACGCACCTATGTTAAAAAAGTTTTTGAATTTACAAGCATCAATGACAGGTCAGTTATCTGGTGCATCATATAAAACATATTATAATAGTAAAGTAAGAGCAGGCGAAACTATTAAAAATCCTAGTAAATACGCAAGAGAATATGAGAAATTTGTATCTGATAAACTACAATTGCAAGTGGATAAATTAAAGACTCCTAAAGGAAAAGCGAAGTATCAGAATATACAAAAGGAATACACTAGAGAAATTAAGAAACATGTACGTAATTTAGAACAAGTTGTCAGGTTTCAAAACTTATTGATTGACGCAAAAATGCAGATCGTCAAAAAACTAAATAGTGTAAGGCAGTTGACTAATACGTTTATTCGTACTAATAATGGATATAAAGTGGTTAACCCAGAGGGGTATGTAGCGATAGACAGAGTATCAGGCAATGCTGTTAAATTAGTCGACCGAATGGAGTTCTCATTTAATAACTTCACGGCGATTAAAACATGGGATAAATGATAAGATGTCAAAAACAATAGAACAATTTAATAAAGATATGGGTCTTGATGAGTTACGTGTTATTAACGTAGCACAAAGACGTAAGATAGCTAGACGTATGGCACGTTTGGCAAAGTCTTCAGCATTCAAAAAGAAAAAAGAAAGATCACTACTTAAAATTGCTTCGCCAGAAAAACAAGCAGTCAAAGCAAGAAAGGCTGCTAAAAAACTTATAGTTAAGAAGTTTTACAAAAACTACGATCAATTATCCCCACAAATGAAAGTTAGAATAGACCAACAAATACAAGCAAAGTATGGTGCGGCTATCAATAAAATTGCGGGTCGTATGAAAATCAAAGTTAAAAAAGCAGAGATGGATAAAGTTAAGAAAGCCAGAGCTGCAAGACAGGCGAAACAAAGTGAAGAAAGAAATTAAAAAATTTAGTTTATTTGAAGTACCTCTTGTAGAGAAGAAAGTTGTCTTTACGTTTGGTCGTTTCAATCCACCAACAACTGGTCACGAAAAACTAATTGACAAAGTTAAATCAGTTGCTGGTAGCGATGACTATCGTATATATCCATCACAATCACAAAATCAAAACAAAGACCCTCTTCCATATGCTAAAAAAATAGCATATATGAGAAAGATGTTTCCTAAACATAAGAGAAGCATTGCCGTAGATAAAAATCCTAAAACTGCTATTGATGTTGCAACGTCTTTACATAACGCTGGTTACAAAGATGTAACTATGGTTGTAGGTTCTGACAGAGTAAAAGAATTTGAAACACTATTAAAAAAATATAATGGTGTAAAAGCAAGACATGGTATGTACAAGTTTGACAATATCAAAGTTGTATCTGCTGGAGATAGAGACCCAGATGCTGAAGGTGTATCAGGTATGTCAGCAAGTAAGATGAGAAAAGCTGCATCTGATGGTAACATGGATGAATTTATGAAAGGTTTGCCAAGAGGATTTAAAGATGGTAAGTCTTTATATAGAGATGTTAGAAAGAACATGGGTATTAGAGAAGAAAAAGATATGGGTGTCATGAATGATTATGAATCAAAAAGAGATGCATATCTAATAGGTAAAATTTGGAAAATAGGTGATATCATAGAAGCAAAAGATATGAGAGGTCCTATTGTTCAAAGAGGTACAAACTATGTATCAATGGAAGTAAATAATAAAATTCATAGAGTATGGTTACATGATATAAAAGAATATGCACATGGTGGAAGAGCTCAAGGATATGGTTTATATAGACCAACAGCCGATTTAAATTTAAGAGCTTCTAAATTAGATAGAGTGAAACAAGATAAAGATGTGAAAGACGAACCAGGTACACAACCTGCAAAATATTATTCTGGCGTGAAAAAGAAAACAAAAGATGACAGAGCTGCACACTTTAGAAAAGGTGCAAAAATGGATGACGATAATCCAGCTGCATACAAACCAGCACCAGGCGATAAGGGTGCAAAAACTAAACCGAGTAAACATACTCAAAAATATAAAAAAATGTTTGGAGAAAATATGCCTAAGACATTAAATCAAGTCCTAGATGAAAAGATTGCAGGTCTTGTAAAAAAGGCAGATAAGTCAGGTATCGCCTATTCAATCTTAAAACAAGTTTATAACAGAGGAATGGCTGCCTGGCGAACAGGCCATAGACCAGGTACTACACCACAACAATGGGCAATGGCTAGAGTTAATTCTTTTGTTACAAAATCAAAAGGAACATGGGGTGGCGCAGATAAAGACTTAGCTGCAAAAGCAAGAGGTTCTAAAAAAGAAGCTATGGAATATCCTAGTGATGAACTGACTAAGAAATATAAAAAAGACACACCAGGTCAAGATGAAAGTTTATGGGCAAACATCCATAAGAAAAGACAAAGAATCAAACAAGGTTCTGGTGAGAAGATGAGAAAGAAAGGTGACAAAGGCGCACCTACACCAGCACAAATGCAAAGAGCAAAAAACGCTAGTGAGGAAACAGTACAACAATGGTTTGAGTCAACAGAAACAAGAGGTTCATATCAATACAAGTATGGCGAAGATTGGTGGTGGAAACTTAATGAAACACATGATCTTATGTTAGAAAAGATTGGTGTATGTTGTGAAGACTGTAAAGAAGATAAAAAACCTATGACATCTTGGAAAGTATTTAAAGAACAAAACTTTTGGGGTGAGATAGAAGAAGCTGCTGAGTATCAAGGTAGAAAAGTTACACTTAATAAACCTATGAAAGGTGATGTTAAGAAATCTAAAGTATATGTTAAAAATGATAAAGGTAATGTTGTCAAAGTAGAGTTTGGTGATCCTAACATGGAAATCAAGCGAGACGACCCTGCTAGAAGAAAGAGCTTTAGAGCAAGACATAATTGTGATAACCCAGGTCCAAAATATAAAGCAAGATATTGGTCTTGTAAGTTTTGGGAAAAAGGAAGAACTGTTACATCGTTAAAGAAAGGTTAAGATGCAAGAACTAACAGATTTCATGAAGCTTGTATCTGCTGAGAAGATTAAGGTACAAGAGATAAAAGAAGAAAGACAGAAAAGGTTTGCACCCAGAATTAATACAAGTGCATCTTTAGCTGACTTCTTTACCATGATTTCTGAAGCACCTAGAATACCTAGAAAAAAAGGACAACCTGCAGGTTCTGATAAACATTCTGATTTATATACAGATGAAAATCCTAAAGGAACAATACACGGTCTAGGATTTAAAGATGTAGAAACAGCAAGAGCAAGTGTTAAAAAAATTATCAACTCTGGTAAAACACATGCACATAAAATACAAGCTGCTATTGCAATGGAACAAAGAGCAAGAGTAATGGGTAAAACAGCTGAGGCTGCTGTCTTTAGAAAATATATCGAAAAGATGAAAAAGAAAACTAAAGAAATGCAGAAAGAGGAAGTTGTTCAACCACAGATAATAACTGAACAAGATAATGCACAAAGAATTGATGTGTTAAAAACTTTCTTTGGTAGATTAGATAAATTTGAAGAAACTTTAAATCAAAGACAACTAGCTCAGAAAATGAACAAGTATATGCCTGAGCAAAAAGATATAAACGAATTAACACAATTAAAAGAAGAGTTTAATCGTTTCAGACAATTGGTACAACAACAAATGTCAACGATTGGAGGCGGTGGAGCAGTAAGACTGCAAGACTTGGACGATGTTGATACATCATCACTTGGTAATGGAAAATTTTTAGTATTTAATTCCTCTTCAGGTAAACTAGAATTTACAGATCAAGTGGATGGTAATTAATGGCATTAAAGATTAAATTAAAACAAGTCGCTGGAACACCAACAACCTCAGATTTAGAGAACGGTGAAATTGCACATAACACTAGCGCCAATACACTACATATACGTATAGGTGACACTATACACTCTGTATCTAGTTCTGGTGGTGGTGGAGGTAGTACTTTAACAGTACAAGATGAGGGTTCATCATTATCAACAGCTGCAACTACACTAAACTTTGTTGGCTCTGGTGTTACTGCCAGTGGTACAGGTGCAACTAAAACAATTACTATTAGTGGTGGTGGTTCTGTTGATTTATCAGCAGTAGATCAAGATATTATACCAGATGCAAATAACACTAGAAGTTTAGGTAGTGCAAGTAAAAGATTTTCAGATTTATTTCTTTCTGGTCAAACAATTAACCTAGGTGGGGCAACTCTTAGTTCAGATGGAACTGGTTCAATCTCTATTTCTGCTGCAGGCGTTACTTTACCAGAAAATTCTAAAGCAGGTACATCAAAAATAGCAGTTGCAAATGATGAGGGTGTGGTAGTTAGAAAAGTAGATTTATTTACAGCCGCAGGTGGATTATCAACCGCAGCCACAACTTTTTTATTTAAGGCATCAGGTTCTAGAAACATTGCTTTTACAGATTTAACTTTTGCAAATGGGAGTAGTTTATCATCAACACAATCAACTCAATTGTTTGAGTTCTAAGGATAAATAAAGATATGAGCGCAAAAACACCTTTAAGAGTAGTATTCGATGGCAGTAATAATGCAACAGGTCTAGCTGAATTTCAGTCAGGCGAGTTTATAGCATTATCAGCAGGAGGTCTAGGTGCCTCTTTATCTATTGGTTCAGCAGGTCAGGTATTAAAAGTAAATTCTGGTGCTAGTGCGTTAGAGTTTGGAAATGTAGAAGCAGTCTTCAATATTGATGGAATGACTGATGGTACAAGTATCACTCTTGCAGATGGTGATGTATTTGCAATTTCAGATGGTGGTACAGAGAAAAGAATTACAGCATCACAAATAAAAACATACGTAAGTGGCACAGGTGGAACAGCGATTACGGCATTAGACCTTGATGGTGCAACAGATATTGGTGCTGCTCTTGCAGATGCAGATTTATTTATTGTAGATGATGGTGCAGGTGGAACAAACAGAAAGATGGCTGCATCTAGAATTAAAACATATGTTGCAGACATAACTTTAACAACAGCTGCACAAACAAATATCACTTCATTAGGAACATTAACATCTTTAACAGTTGACGATATCACAATAGACGGAAGCACAATATCTGATAGTGCTGACTTTACAATAGACGCTGGTAACGATATAATACTTGATGGTGACCAATCAATTAAATTCATGGATGGTGGGTCATTATATATGTCATTATCTAATAGTTCAGGTATTAGATTTACTTCTCAAATATCAGATAATGATATGTTATTTAGAGGTAATGATGGTGGTTCATTTATTACAGCATTAACTTTAGATATGTCAGAGGCAGGTGCTGCTACGTTTAATGATAAGATTATTTTAGGTGCTAATAAAGCAATAGAGTTCGGAGATGCGGGTGAAAGTATATCAGGTGATGGCACAGATATGACTATCACAGGTAATATTGTTAAAATAGATGCCGCTAGTAGAATTATTTTAGACGCCGCAGAAAATAGAATTGATTTGTTAGATAGTGGAACTGAATTTGCTCGTTTTGTTAATAATGGTGGTCAGTTACAAATAAGAACAGGTTCATCATCAGCTGTTGGTGTAAGTTTTGATAGTTCAGGTGGCGCAACGTTTGGTCAAAACGTGGCAGTAACAGGTGACTTAACAGTTAACGGAACAACAACAACAGTAAACAGTACAACTGTTACAATAGATGACCCTATCTTTACATTAGGTGGTGACTCTGCACCAAGTTCAGATGACAACAAAGACAGAGGTATAGAATTTAGATATCACACAGGTTCAGCTGCTAAAGTTGGTTTCTTTGGATATGATGATAGCGCTAGTGCGTTTACATTTATTGCTGATGCTAGTAATTCCTCAGAGGTGTTTAGTGGTTCTGCTGGTAACGTTGTATTTGGTAATATTAGTATAGGAGATAGTAATAAAGTTAACATAGGTGCTGGTAATGATTTACAACTTTATCATGATGGTAGTGATAGTTTTATTGATGATGCTGGTACAGGTGATCTAAAAATTAGATCAAGTTTTACAAGAATTATTGATATATCAAACAGTCATGTTGCGGCAACGTTTGCTTCAAGTGGTGTTAATTTAAGACATGCAAATTCTGTTAAATTTACAACAACATCAACAGGTGCAACCGTAACTGGTGCATTAGACGTTACAGGTGCTCCGTCAATAGGTAATGATGAAGCATCATTTGGTTTTAATGCTCCTAACGCAGAATTAAAAGCAAAAAATTCATCTGGTTCACCAGCTGCTAACTTTGATATTCATACTACAAATAGTTCAGGCACAACAGCAAGAGTATTAAGAGCAACACACGATGGTATTCTTCAATTAATGAGTGGTGATACCGTTGTTGGTAAATTAAGTAATTCTTCAAGTGATTTTGTAATAGAAAGTGATGTACAAGATAAAGATATTATATTCAAAGGTGATGATGGTGGTTCAACTATTACAGCATTAACTCTTGACATGTCAGCAGCGGGTAATGCAACATTTAATAATAATATAATGATTGCACAAGACGCTGGTGCTACTACTGGTAAGATATTACTTGGTGCTGCTACCGATGGAGAAACAGGTGATTTAGAAGTTTACCATGACGGACAACACTCTCATATAAGAGATAGAGCGACAGGTGATTTAAGATTAAGGTCAACTTCAATTAAATTATTAAGTGATAGTAGTACATATTTAACAGCAACTCTAAGTGGTTCTGTGGACTTATATCACAATAATAGTAAAAAATTTGAAACAACATCAGCAGGTGCAACTGTAACTGGTGTATTAACTGCTGATGGAGTTACTTTAGGCGCTAACGAATCACTTGTATTAGGTGATGCAGGTGAGACTATAACAGGTGATGGTACAAATTTAAATATCGTTTCTTCAAACTCATTAGGTATCGATACAGCAAATGGTATCACTTTAGATAGTGGAAGTGGTGGCACAACACTTAAAGCAGGTGGTAGTACAACATATGGTACATTAACAAGTAATTCAGGCAGTCTTAGTATTAATCAAACAACGTCTGACAAGGATATTATATTTACAGGTAACGATGGTGGTTCAACTATTGAAGTCATGAGAATGGACATGTCTGAGGGAGGTAAAGTTGGTATTGGAACAAACGCACCATCAAGAGATTTACACGTAAAAAAATCAACTAGTGGTAGCCCAGTAAGATTTGAAGTAAACAATACATCAGACACAGCTGGTTCTCATGGTGTGATATCAATATATTCAGGTGGAACAAGTGGTGGTGATCCTTATTTACATTTTAAAGTTGATGGTGGAGAACAATATTCATTAGGTATTGATAACTCTTCAAGCGATGCGTTTGTATTATCAAATAATTATGGAGTTGGTTCAACTAATTTACTATCTATTGCAACAGATGGTTCAGCTTCATTTACTGAAAAAATTATTATGGCTAGCAATAAAGAGGTGCAGTTTGTTGACACTAATGAGTCAATTAAATCAGATGGTTCTAAACTAATTATTAAATCTGGTGGAACAACATTTAACTTCCCAACAGCAGATGGTTCAGATGGACAAGCACTTGTAACCGATGGTTCTGGTACTTTTAGTTTTGCAGACGCAGGTAGCTCTGGTTTTTCTTCATCAACAATTACAACAACACCAGGTGCTGTTGATTTTGACTTATCAAAAACTAATAATGCTGGTAGTGCAGAAACACCTTTTGATACAACTGCTACAGATGCGTTTGGGTCTGCGGTAGGGTCAGTATTTGACTGTATGGAACCAATAGGAAGTAGTACTGCTAACAACGTAGATTTGGGCTCAAGTGAGTCACATGTAGGGGCATAATACTTATAAATACAAGAATAGGAAACTAAAATGACACAAAATAGATCAAATTTTGCAGACGCATATAGAAAAATGTACGAGAAGTTAAAACCTTCTGATGGTGCAGGTGCATACATTGACGATTTCAGAAAATCAGATGCTCCACAATTCAAGGGAAAATCAGACAAAAAAATTCAAAAGATGGCAGTAGCTGCATATCTAGACGATAAAGATAAAGCAAAAAAAGAAGATAAAGACATGGACCCTGCTAAACATGTCGCTAGAAGTAAAAAGAACCCAGACAAGTTTTGTGTATTTGACAAAGATGGAAATGAAGTAAAACTATTTGATAAAAAAGATGATGCAGTAGCATATGCTAAAGCAAATCATGATAAGTTAATGGAAGAGTTAGAATATGTGATAGAACAGTTGATAAAAGCTAAGACACCACAAGAAAAAATTAAAACATTGGTTAAGATGGATAAGTTGAAGTCAAAGGCTAGTCGAGTTATGAACGACAAAGACAAAGCAAAGAAGATGGCTAATGACCTAAACGATCTGGCAGAGTTAGAAGAAAGTCAAGTTTTTGTTGTAAGATTTACAGACCCTAAAAACAAAAAAAGATTTGCTGTACCATACAAAGATAAAAAATCAGCAGATGACAAGATGAAACAATTAAAAAGAGATGGTGTCAAAGAGATAGAAGTTACAAAAGATGTTTTAAAACGTGGTGTCAAGTTTAAAGAACAATACGAATTACAAGAAGCTAAGTTTGCTGTAAAACTTTCTTTCTTACCAAAACCAATATACATGGACTCAGAGTCAGCAGGTAAAGTAAAAGTTGCTCTAAGAAAAGCATTGAAGAAACCTGATGATTTAGAATCAGTAGAAAGAGTAATGCCTGCAGATTACAAAGCAGATTTAAGAAACAGAATTAAAGGTAAAAAAGATGACGAGGATGGTGAAGAGCAAAAAGAAGCATTAGATAAAAAAGATGAACCTTTTGTAAAAGATTTAATTAAGAACCTTAGAAGTGGTTCTAAAACTCATGGTAAACAAGCAGATGATTTAGAAAAAGCATTGAAGACAGAGGCAGCTAATCCTGCTCAACAAGCTGCGATTGCAATATCAATGAAAAAAGCTGGTAAAAAACCTAAGTCTGAAATGGATGAAGGTATCAAACCATATGTTTCTATGCAAAGAAAAAATGGCAAAATGAATTATGTTGTATTAGATAAAAATGAAAAAGAAGTTTACAGATCAACAGATGAAAGACTAGCAAAAGATTATTTAAGAAAAAATTTTAAAAAATTAAGAGAAGACACAATAGATGAAAGATTTAAACCAGAAGGTGGCGAACTTTTTATAGTAACTGCTGGACCAGGTGATAACGCACAAAAAGTTATTGGCATGAACAAAAATTTAAGACAAGCTCAAAAGATGAGAAATGATTACGATAGAAAAAATAAACCAAGTAAACCATCTCACAAAGCAAGAGTTTATGCACAATCTAAAGAGTCACAACCTAGAAACAAATTTAAAGTTGGAGATGACATTAAGTATTCTTCATATGGAAACAAATTACAATTTACAAAAGTTAAAGAAATGAAGTTTGATGAACCAGAATTTTCTAAAAAGAATTTTGCAATGAACAGAATAGGTTTAGTTGCTAAAGACCTTAAGAAAAAAGAACTTGGTAAAGTTACAGACGAAGGTCGTAAATCAAAATACGATATGGACCAAGACGATGAAGAAGGTGCAAACAAAAATATTATAATGCAACTAAGAAAATCAGTTGACTTAAAGGGTCGATTTGATGTAGAATTCGAAGATGGTAAAAAAGTGAAAGTAAAAGATACAATCGCAAGAGCGGCTGTTTTAAAACATGCAGGTATGAAAAGACCAGCAGAAAAACTAGCGTTTCAGAAAAAGATTGAGAAATCTTATCGAGACTTACTAAACGCAATAAAGGGAAGGTAAAAAAATGAGTAAATATTTTGATACAAAAGCTGAAAGTCTCGAAGAAAAGATTAAACAGATTTTCGGCGAAACTGTTGCCAAAGAAGGTAACAAGTTTACAAAAGCACTAATGGCTGCTAGAGATGCAGGCAAAAAATTCTTTTCGGTAAATGGAAAACAATACGAAACAGAAGCATATAGTAAAGTTAAAGAAATAGCACCTGCTATAGCAGGTATTGCTAGAGCTGCGGCTGCAGGCGCAGGCGCTGAGGTAGCAAAAAAAGTTATGAACTCAAGCAAGAAGCATAAAAAAGAAGACAACACTAACGACAAATCAGACGATGGTGAAGGTATGGACAAAGTTCAACCTAAAGCAATTAAGAAAAAATTTGCAGATAGAAAGGACAAAGACATTGATAACGATGGCGATGTGGATTCATCCGACAAATACTTACATAAAAGAAGACAAGCAATATCCAAAGCAATCAAAAAAGAAGAAAAATCTCTTGATGAAGTTCTTGAAATGTCTGACGAGGTATTCTTCGAACACTTAGATACTTTATCAGATGAGGACCTTCTTCAATTAGAAGGCATTCTTGGTGCGATAGGTAGAGGAGTTAAAGCAGTTGGTAAAGCTGCAGTAGGTGGTGTTAAAAAAGTTGCTAACAGACTTTCAACTGCTGGTCGAGCAGATGCTGCACAAGCAAAATTAGCTAAGATGCAAAAAAGAAAAGCAGACCAAGACAGACTTGCAAGAGCTAAAGCACAAATGCAAAAGATGAAACAAAGAGAAAGAGAACAAAAAGCAAGAGCTTCGATGAAAAAAGAATATGTTGAAGCGGGTGGTAAAAATAGAAGAGTTGCTGAAGGTGATAAAAGATTAAAGGCAAATCAAAAAGAGGAGTCTGTTGCAGACATCATTCAGAATAAAAACTACTCTATGAGAGAAGCATTGGCAAAAGTTTGGGAAACATCAGCTAATAACAATCCTTTTGAGATGTTTGGTGCAAATACACCAACATCAAATCAAGGTGTTAAGACTGTAAAAAGAGATCAATCAAGAAAACCTATGGGCCCAGTTGATACTGCTAAAAGACAGATAAAAAGACCAATATCTTCTTCTAAAACTGATACAGGTAAACCAGTTACTAAAGTTGAAATAAACCCTAAGGTGTAATTCAATGAAACACCTGGTTGAGTTGCAAGGTATATCTGAGCAAGAGGATTTGCCTACAATTTACTTGGATATGGACCAGGTATTGTGTAATTTTCTCAAAGGCGCTGACAAAGCAGTAGGTGGTAGTTTTGCTACTATGGACTCTGCTAAGCGTTGGAAGATATTAAATCAGACTAAAAACTTTTGGGCAGACTTAGAATGGATGCCTGGGGGTAAACAGTTATATAGATTTTGTTCTAGATATGACCCACATATCTTGTCTGCCTACGCAGGTAAAGATAAGAATTCTAGAGTGGGAAAAATGAAGTGGTTGACTAAAAACACTAAGGTTCCTAGAGGGAAGATACATTTAGTTGTTAGAAGTCAAAAAAAGGACTTTGCAAAGGGTAACAATCTATTGATTGATGACTATGAAAAGAACGTAAAAGAGTGGGAAAGTGCTGGTGGACGAGGAATATTGCACACAAACACTAACAAAACTATACAAGAACTTAAAAAATTAGGGTTTAAATAGTTATAAATAATAGAAAGTAAAATTACTAATAAGTAAAAAAGGAGAAATCAAATGGGTTTATGGGGAACAGACGCAGACGCAACTGATAACAAACCAAAAAATCTGACTACTGATACTAACTCCGATTACGCAAAAAAAGATGTTTTCGCAAACAAAATGGGTTGGGTGCGAAGAGCTGGAACTGCTGCCAATGGTAACGATAACGCAGACGCTCAAGAAGAAGTTTTGGTTGCGATCGGTGATTTATCAGGTGCATCATCAACTACTGGTTTGAAAGCACCTACAATATCTTCAGTTAGATTTATTGTTGGAAATACAGCAAATACTGACTTTACAGCTAATGATGCTAACGCACAAATAGATGTAGAAGTAACTTACGATGAGGAAGTCACGGTTAATACTTCAGGTGGTACACCAACACTTGTTGTTGCTAACAATGACGCTTCAGGCGGAGGTTACGGTAACTTAACATTAACTTACCTTGCTTCAGAATCAACTGCTAACTCACTAAGATTTAGAAAAACATCTTGTGGTATTGGTAATACAGACGTATTAACAGTCGGTGGTTCAAACATTGCATTGAACTCAGGTACAATCGTTGATACAGCAGACGGTTCAACTGCAGCTTCGCTTGCATTTGGAACAGTTGGTGTAAGTAAAACAGTAACATCATAATAGTTGCATAAATAGATTATAATTATAAACAAGGAGTGAATATATCATGTCAATTGAAGATGATAAAATAAAGGCAAGACTTGAAAAATTGGAGGGTGACGTAAAAAAAGTTACTGACCAAATTCAAGACCTTGATAAGAAAAAAATTGAAGCAATTGCTTTGTTGAACGCACTACAAGGTGCAAAACAACAATGTCAAATGTTTCTACAAGAAATTAATAATGAGGATAGCACAGAAACGTCAAGTGGTGCGATTGACAACGGCACATTAGGAGGTCCTGCCCCTACTGCTGAAGAAATCGAAATCCAAAAGGCGAAAGAGAAAGCTGCTATTAAGTGATTGTAGTAAATGCTACAAGTAACATTCCCCAAATACATACGGGGTTAATATAAAGGAGGCCTAAAATGGCAGATAAAAAGATAACGGCGTTAACTGACCTTTCAACAGGTATAGCTGGTGCTGACTTATTACACGTAATCGATGACCCAAGTGGTACACCGATTAACAAAAAAGTTAGTGTAACTAACTTCATAAACAACTTACCATCTTTTATTGGATTTTCAAATTCAGTAGAAGATATTTCTGACGGTACGCAAACTGCGATATCTGTATCAACAGCTTTGACACTTTTACAAACTGCTGGTACAAACGCAACTACACTTGCTAACGGAACAGTAGTTGGTCAAATCAAAATCATCGTTCACGATACAGACGGTGGTTCAACTGAGATGACACCTGCGACTCCATTAGGATTTGTTAACGCAGACTTTGTTACTGCTGGTGACACACTTACATGTATGTGGACTGGTTCTGCTTGGGTAGTTCTTGCTTCTCACGCTGCAGCTGCTAATACTGGTGTTGCTGAGGTATCAGACGACTAATATTTAATACTTACTTGGGGCGTTTATCGCCCCAGGTATTATTAAGGAAAGATAAATGAAGTCATTTAAAAAATACATATCCGAAGACGGTGTTAACTCTACTGTTCAAAGCCCAGATGTTAATGGTGTTCATGGTAACAACATGGCTGCTTTAGATAATCCTAACGTAGTAAGAGCATTAAATGCTTACGTTGGTGCATTAGCTAGACAAACACATGAACTACCAGAACAAGCAATTAACCACATAAGACAAAGACTTATGACTAGAGTTGGTTTACAGTTTGGTGCTACACCAGTCATGGAAGGCGATAAAGGAAATTTCTCATTACCATTAACGTTATTTGGTGGAAGATTTGGAAAAGATGAAAACACACCATTTGATGAATTTATTAACGATGATGGTATATCTCATAAAGTAGAAGGTGGATTAAAAATTAATTTTACTTATGAGATGCAAGAGGATAATACTTGTAAGATTACTGCTAAGATCGCATAAATACTAACATTATGTACGAGAAGATTACCTCGGAAAATGTTATTATGTTTGCAATCAAGCACTACAACAACCCACAATGCGAGGGGGAGTTGGAGTTTCATGATGACTTAAAGAGATTTAAGTACATCAAACGTCTTTTCAAAAAGTATGTCGATACCAAAGTCCTTAAAGAACGTCTATTATTAAATCACTTCATAGTATTAAAAAACGTATTTGGTACAGATGCCAGTATAACACTTCTATTATATAAAATAGAAAGAGAACATTGGCATGTACTTAAATCATTCTTATTATATCTAAATATGATACAAGAGAATGAATTAACAGAGGTAGAACATGACGAATATGTTCTAGAAGAACTAAGGAAGATTTAATGGGTAGAGCGATAGACTTATTTGTAACATACAGATTTTTAAAGTTACTTACAACACCATTCAATAAAACGGATGCTTATAAGTTTGGTATTATCGATAAAGATGGTAACAGAATTAAGAAAAAAAATTCAGATGAGGTTGCTGTTGATCTACTTACTTCACAACTAAAAAATTCATATACAATACTACACAAACTAGTATTCAACATCAAAAAAATATTTGCTAAAGTTCCTGGTCTACGTACAAAAGTTGGTACGTATGCAGCTGCATTATTTCTACTAAAAGATACATTTAAAGAATCAGTAGATGACCCAGATGTATTTGAAAAAGAATTTGTTAAGTTTTTAAAGGAAAATAACGTAGAATTAGATGGTGAAATATCAGAGGAAGTTGTGGGATTTGGGGAAGTACTACCTAAAGGTGAATATATACTCAAGCAAGATATACTAAATAAAGAAGAGGAAGAGTTAACTGCTAAGAAAGGTGATAAAGTTATTGCCTTTGATGACGAGGCACCTGTTGACACTATTCTAGGAGTTGATATCTTTCCTGTTATACATGAGAAATCAAAAGAAAAAATTTATGTTTCTCTAGAGGATATTACAAATGCGTAAAGAAAAAAAGATATACGATGAAGTAAACCCTTATACAGGTGAACGTATTAATTATAGAACTGAGGACGCACCAGCAAATGCTACGGGTCCAGCTGTTGCTGGAACAGGTGATGACAGTTCAGTTGTTGTTGTTAAAAAGAAAAAGAAAGACAACAAAATGTTTCTTGACGCAAGAACAAAAGCATACAAAATACATGCAGAGAGATTAAGATTAAGAAGAGAAAAAAGATTAGAGGCTTTGAAAAAATCAGCTGTAAAAGAAAGTTTATTATCAAAGCTTGATGAATTTGATAGAGAATCAGATTTAGTCGAAAACAATATTAACATGTTAAGACAGATAGTTAAGAAGAAACAAAACAGGCCTATAAAATTTAGTAATGGCCAAATGAAAGTTGATCTAATGACAGCATCAGCGATCATTGGTGTATATGATAAAGTTAATAAAAGCAACAAGGCAAAAATTGAGCGTATGGTAAATGGTGATAAAAGTCAGTTCTTAAAGATGCAATCAGCCGCTTTCAAATTGGCAAGATAATCGCCACAAATTTCCTAAATACTTACTCAATGCCTAGGTTTATATTAACAATAAACATTAAGGAGAAAAAATATGATTAATTGGATTAAAGAAAGAGCAAAAGAGATGTCTTCATGGTCAGGTGCAAGTTTAATAGCATTTGGCGTATTAGTAATTCTTGGAGGTCCTCTTGTAAAAATAGCTGCCTATGCGGCAATCGCTTGGGGAGCATGGTCTATATACAGAAAAGACTAATCATATAATTAGAGAGAGATAATGTTTAAAATATATGGCATAATATTAGTAATTGGTATCGTAGGTGCAATTGGTTTTGGTGCGAAATATTACTACGATACCACTCAAAATAAAATTGCAATTCTACAAGACAGTAACGCAAAACTAGAGCTAGTTGCAGAAACTAATCAAAATACTATAAATCAATTACAAGCAGATAACGAGAAGATGAGTAAGTTATCTGGTGAGTTGCAATTAGAGTTGGCAGAGGCAACTAAGTATAAAGACGAATTAATTAATAAATTACAAAAACATGATTTGACTAGATTATCTTTGAAAAAACCTGGTCTAATCGAAAAAAGGATAAACAATGGAACTAAAAAACTTTTTGAAAGTTTTGAGTCTCTTACTGGTAACACTACTACTAACTAATTGTAGTACGTTTAAAATGCCTGCAAAAACAGTTGTAAAGACTGAATATATTGAGAAAGTTATTCCTTTACAACCACATCCTAAACCCCTAAGTATGCAAAATGTTGAATGGTATGTGGTAACAGAGGCAAACTTCGATGAATTTATTACTAAATACAAGAAAGAACACGGCGAACAATGGGTATTCTATGCAATATCTGTCAGAGGATATGAGGCGATGGCTCTCAATATGGCAGATATAAAAAGATACTTAGAACAAAATCAAAAGTTGATTTTATACTATGAGAAAGCAGTTTCACCAAATGGTGAGGAAGAGAGTAAAGAAGAAGATGGCAAAGAAGAGTAAATTTAACGGATTGATGTCAAGTCAATTTAAAAGACCTAATAAGTGGAAACTTACTAAGTCTTTGACTTTTAAAACCGATTTATTTGAAAATGAGATTGCTTTATTTAAGAAACACAAAGTTGATCTTAAATGGAATAAGGATACATTAACTGTACCTAAAGGTTATATTACAGATATGGCTTCAGTTCCAAGAGCAGCTTGGGCTTTTATTGCACCATTTGATGTTGCAAGAGCAGCTATTTGTCACGATGTAATGTATGAAAAATTAAACGCCGTAAGAAAAAAAGTTAAAAAAACAGAGTTTGCAACAATGAGAGCAATCGCTGATACAGTTTTCCTACATGGTATGGAAGCTGCAGAACCTAAAGTAGCAAGTTGGAAAAAATGGTCAGCTTACTATGCGGTAAGATTGTTTGGTTGGAGTGCAATTAAAAGCTCAGCAAAAAGGAAATGGTAGGAGTAGAAAATGAAAAACTATTTTATATCAACTAACGCTTGTTGTTATGATGATTTTTTAAGATATTATTTAAATAGAGAATTTTTAAAACAAATGGCAGTTGATAACATTTCTGATGCACAATATAGCTCTGTCTATGGTCCTTTTGGAAAAAGAATTGAAACTGCACCATATAAAAAATATGAACTATCAGCTAATACTGGGTTTGTTTATCCTTTTAATAATTGGACTAAAGCTCAAATAGAGGCTTTTTCAGACAACGCTGCATTTATGGCAGATGTTGCAACAAAAACAAAAAGCTTAGAATATGGTGTGCCAATAACAAATGAGGACGGTTCAACATCAGCAAGACCAGGTTGGGGAACAGGTTGGGCAGAAGGTGACGAAAGTAAACCAGTTCCAGCAACAGCATTAAAAGGAATTGCTTTTACTGTTGAGGGTGATGAAGGTTCTACTATTTGGACACCAAAAGGTGATACAACTTTATACGAAACAGTAAGAGATGCCAGCACAGATAACAAATTTATATTTGTAGATTTTCACAACGTATATTCACCACACTTTGATACGTATTGGTCTAGAGTAGAAGCATGTAATTCAAGTTGGGATGACTCTACAAAAGCAGCTAATAAAGCACAAGCACAATCACTATTGGGTTGTACAATGTACACAGCTCAAGACCCAATTGGTAAACCAGATGGTAGTGTAGAAATAATCACTAACACGGTTAAAAATTATCCTTTAGGTTATCCAACTTACATAGATGGTGTTAAAAATGATAGAGTGCATGTTTTAGAAATAGATAAACTTTTAGATAAAGACTCTGCAACAATGACAGACTTAGCAACTTTCATGGGTATATCAGTAAGTGATGATGCATCAACTATTATTGATACCTTCTTAAACGATATTAGATAATGATTAGTATTTGGTTTTTCATACTGAAAGCATCAGCTTCAGCAATCTTAGGCCAATCTACAAATGCATGGTTTAAGAAAACTAAAGTAGGTATTTGGTTTTATGCAAAGGTAGATGGTTTCTATACATGGGCCGCAAAAAGATACGATATAGAAATTGCAACTAAAGAAGAAAGAGCAATGAAAAAGTATCCTTATCTTATGAGTCGTATCAACAAACTCGAACAAGAAGTCAAGAATTTAAAGAAAAAATAACCTTGACAATTTAGTAAAAATCTGGTAGTATAAGGAATGAGACATTTATTCTTAACATCAATGGTAATATTATTATTAACTGGTTGTAGTCAGGTACCTAAAAAACTAGAAGGTAGTAAATTAATGGCATTAGATAATTTTTGGGATATGATAGGTGGTAAGAAGACACCAGAAGAGGTGAAGAGCGAATCTACAAAACAATAAATAGCTAGAGAGTAAAGAGGAAAAAATGGCCGATAAACTAGCTACAGATGTTGAAATTCTTAAGCGAGAAGTTGCTGACATGAAGTTGATTCATGGCAGACTAGATAACGCAATCACAAAAATTACAGATGTTTCTAATTCTATTAATAGAATGTTAGCTGTTCATGAAGAAAAACTTGCCAGTCAAGAGGACGCAATCGCTAGACAAGAACAAGATACCGTTGAGAGAAAAAGAGAATTTGAAAAAGATGTAGAGATCATACATGAAAGAATTAAAAATACAAAAGATGATCTTTCTACTATGATGTCAAAACAACATGAAGAACAAACTGTTGCTATCAACTCAATTAAAAAAGATTTAAAAGATAGAGTTGGTGTATTAGAAAGATGGCGATGGTTATTAATTGGGGGATGTATAGTAATTGGTTTTGCATTACATAAATTAATGAATTTTAGTATTGTAGTTTCCTAAACATATATAATTATATTATGAACATGTGTGTATCCTATAACGCTGGAGAGTTTGGCGATTTCATTAGATATTTCTGTGGTCTTCACACAGGTCAGATTGAAGATACAGATATCATTTTTGATAATGATTTTATGGGTATGCATAAAATAATACTTGAACCAAATAAACATATTCATATAACAGAAAAACTTAATACAGACTCTTTTTTAAAATTATTTCAAAAAAGTTGTCCACCACCATCAACACACATTTATAAGGTTAAACTTTCTACGAATGAGGACGATAAACATACACACAATATTTTAAATACACCTGAATACGATATTATTCATTCTCTAAAACATAAAATAATATTTACTGAATTAGAATTATTAAGTGAATGGGGATTGTTGTTTTTTAAAAGAATAGAGATGTTGTGTAAACATTGGAACATACCATATGATAAAAAATGGTATGTTAAAAAATTTACAAAATTAAAAGAGTATCCTAAACACGAACTTAATCATATTTTACAAATTGATAGATTATTGGATTGCGACCAAGAGGAGTATGATAAGTTGATAAATTTTTTACAATGTAAACCTAAAGATAATTGGAAAGAAATAGTAAAAAAATATACCATTTGGATTAAAAAGGACCTTGACAATACTGCCTAATCTGTATATAATGACAGCATGGATTATCTTGAACAAAAGTATATACTATTATTATCCCCACAATTAACTCTATTTAAAAAGAAATCTAATTCTTTATTTAATTTTAGATGTCCTTATTGTGGTGACTCTCAAAAAAACAAATCAAAGGCAAGAGGATATATCTTTCCTAAAGGTAACTCTTATATTTACAAATGTCATAATTGTAGCGTATCTACTTCAGCTATTAAACTAATAAAACATGTAGATGAAAAATTATATAATCAGTTTGTAACAGAAAAATATAGAGAGGATAAAACACACAAAGAAAGTCCAGCAGAAAAGTTATCCACAACCTTAAAACAAATGTTTAAAGATAGCAACTCTAAGTTGCGTAGTTTGAAAAAGGTATCTCAACTAGAAGATAATCATCCAGCGAGACAATTTGTCTTAAAAAGAAATATACCTTTTAATAAACATTATAAAATATTTTATGCTCCACAGTTTTATAAGTGGGTAAATACGGTTGTTGAAAATAAATTTTCATCTATTCAAAAAGATCACCCAAGACTTATAATTCCTTTTTATACTAAGGAGGGTGACATGTTCGCTTTTCAAGGTAGAGCATTGAATAATGAAAATCCAAAATATATAACTATTAAGGTGGATGAGAGTAAAAATAAGATATATGGTTTAGACGATATTGATTGGTCTAAAAGAGTGTATGTTGTTGAAGGTCCTATTGATAGTTTGTTCTTAGATAATTGTATTGCGACAGCACAATCTGATTTAAGAGTTAATGGTGATGATGTTGTTTTGATACCTGATAATGAGCCAAGAAACAATGAGGTAGTGAAACAAGTAAAAACATATATAGAAGGTAACTTCAATGTTGTTATTTGGCCAAGTGATATAAAAGAAAAAGATATAAACGAAATGATTCTTTCAGGTAAAACTGAAAGAGATATTAAAGACATCATTGCTCGTAATACATTTAATGGATTACTTGCAAGAACAAAACTAAGTGAATGGAAAAGGGTTTAACAAATGACACAATATATGGGTATCAAAATAGATGAGGCCAGAGACAAATTATTATCAGAACAAGCAAACAAATTACTAAAAGATTATTACTGTCAAACAGGTGAGACTTCACCACAACAAGCATTTGCTAGAGCATCTAAAGCTTATTCATATGGCGATAATAAACTAGCACAAAGAATATATGACTATGCGTCTAAGGGTTGGTTTATGTTTGCGTCACCAGTATTATCAAATGCACCACTTAATAATAAAAAAATTAAAGCATTACCCATTTCTTGTTTTCTATCTTTTGTACCAGATAGTTTAGAAGGTCTTATAGATCATACAGCAGAATTAAGATGGTTGTCTGTTAAAGGGGGTGGAGTTGGTGGACATTGGTCAGCAGTTAGATCAGTATCAGATATTGCACCAGGCCCAATACCATTTTTACATACAGTCGATGCTGACATGATTGCATATCGACAAGGTAAAACACGTAAGGGTTCTTATGCGGCTTACATGGATGTATCGCACCCAGATATCGAAGAATTTTTATCTGTTAGAATACCAACTGGTGATGTTGGTCGTAAATGTTTAAACTTACATAACGCTGTAAACGTTACAAATGAATTTATGCAAGCTGTTAAACAAGGAAAAGAATGGCATCTAAAAGACCCTAATGATGGTACGATTAGAGAAACAATGCCAGCAAGAAAACTTTGGGAAAAAATTTTAGAAGTAAGATTTAGAACAGGTGAACCATACGTAAACTTTATTGATACAGCTAATAAGTATTTACCAGAAACACAAAAAAAACTAGGACTAAAAATACATGGTTCTAATTTATGTAACGAAATTCATTTAGCAACAAGCGAAGAAAGAACAGCAGTTTGTTGTCTATCATCATTAAACCTTGAGATGTATGATGATTGGAAAGATACAAATATTGTAAGAGACTTAATACGTTTCTTAGATAACGTGTTACAATTTTTTATAGATCATGCACCAGATGATTTATCTAAAGCAAGATATTCTGCAAGTCAAGAAAGATCACTAGGTCTTGGTGCGATGGGTTATCATTCATATTTACAAAAACATAGAATACCATTTGAAAAGTCAGATGATATTAATAAAGAAATTTTTGAACATATACAACATGAGGCTGTTGAAGAAAGTTTATTACTAGGAAAAGAAAGAGGTGAGGCACCTGACATGAAAGGTACAGGTAGAAGAAACGCACACTTGTTGGCGATAGCACCTAATGCTAATTCATCAATGATAGTTTCTACTTCACCGAGTATTGAACCACACAAAGCAAATGCATATACGCATAGAACAAGAGCTGGTTCACATCTAATAAAGAATAAATATCTGGCCGAAGTCTTAGACGGATATGATATGAATAAGTCTGAGGTGTGGACAGGTATAATCACTAATGGTGGTTCTGTACAACACTTACAGTTTTTAGCAGATCATGAAAAGGAAGTGTTTAAGACAGCAGTTGAGATAGACCAAGTTAGATTAGTGGAACTTGGTGGTCAAAGACAAAAGTATTTGTGTCAAGGACAATCTTTAAACGTATTTTTTCCAGCAGGTGCTTCGAAGAAATACTTAACAAAGACTCATATTAAAGCATGGGAGAATGAATGTAAAGGATTATATTATCTGAGAACTGAAGTATCTAACAGAGCTGAGAATGTAAGTCAAAAAGTTGAATTGAATAAATTAAGAGACTATCAAGATATTAAAAAAGAAGAAGACGATTGTATTAATTGTCAAGGATAAGGGGATAAACAAATGGACGTACAAATTTATACGACACCTACCTGTGGTTATTGTGTACAGGCAAAGAATTGGTTTAATGAACATGGTATTGATTATGTTGAACATCAATTGGCTTCAGAGGAAGAAAAATTAGAATTCTATCAAAGAGTAAATGATACGCAAGAACAATTACAGAGAAGCGAATCTGCAAAACAAGATGTAAGATTAGTTGCTTCTGTACCACAGATTTTTGTTAATGGAGAACGTATTGGTGGATATGCTGGACTGTTAGAAAATTCAGAAAAGATTTTAAAAAGACGAGGTGGTAGTTTAACTAGATTTAGTGAAGCATACAAACCTTTCTATTTTCCGTGGGCGGTCGATATGGTAGTCAAACACGAAAAGGTTCATTGGATTGAGGACGAAGTTGATTTATCTGAGGACGTAACAGATTGGAAAGGTGGACGTATGACAGCTACCGAAAAAGATTTTGTTACTAACGTTTTAAGATTATTTACTCAATCAGACGTAGCAGTAGGTCAAAACTATTACGATCAATTTATCCCTAAATTTAAAAATAACGAAGTAAGAAATATGCTTGGTTCGTTTGCAAGCAGAGAAGGTATACACCAAAGAGCATACGCACTATTAAATGAAACTCTTGGATTACCAGACGAAGAGTTTCATGCTTTTTTAGAATACAAAGAAATGGCCGACAAAGTAGATTACATGATGGATTCAGATGTAACTACTAAAAAAGGTTTAGGACTTGCTCTAGCAAAATCTGTATTCAATGAAGGTGTATCTTTATTTGCATCATTCATAATGTTGTTAAACTTTCAAAGATTTGGTAAAATGAAAGGTTGTGGTAAGATTGTAGAATGGTCTGTAAGAGATGAGTCTATGCACGTTGAAGGTATTGCTCATTTGTTTAGAGCATACTGTTCGGAGAACGCTAGAATAGTTGACAATGATTTTAAAAAGAAAATATATGAAATGTCAACAAAGATTGTAGAACTAGAGGATAAGTTTATTGATCTTGCTTACAAGATGGGCGACATAGAAGGTCTTCCTAAAAAAGATGTAAAACAATATATCAGATACATAGCAGATAGAAGACTTTTACAACTAGGACTAAAAACTAACTTTAAAGTAAAAGAGAATCCTATACCATGGTTGGAGTGGATTCTAAATGCAGCTGACCATACTAACTTCTTTGAAAACAGAGTTACAGAATATGAAGTTGCTGGTATGAGTGGTGATTGGGATGATGCATATGACGAAGACGAAGAATCATTATATTCATCGCCACTTGACGGACCCGATGAGGTAGTAAATGGCTAAAAAAACTATATTGTGTAATCATTGTGATGCAAGTTATACCGTTTCTTATGAAATGGATGATGACTTATACTCACCAAGGTATTGTCCATTTTGTGGCGAAGAGATTACTGATTTAGATTACAATATAGATGAGGAAGAGGAATAGCTTATGAACTTTGTAGCAAACTTACCACATATTAAATGTTACGTAAGAAAAGAATACTTACGAGACTTAGAAGATGGTCATGGCGAGTTTGTTGATGCAACGATCATAGCAGTTAAATCAATTCAAGGACGAGCATTATACTTTGAAGCATATCTACCAGAGTATGGTGCTTGTTTTGATAAGTTTCCATTGTCAGCATTTGTGTGGAAGAAAGATATAATTGAAAGTGAACAATTACCTTTAGATGTGTTAGAGTTATGGGATGCATTTAGTTATGAGATACAAGTTTGGAAAAAAGTATTACTAGCAAATTGTGATGTGGATATAATGTTAAAAGGTGGTGGACGTATGAAAGGTGAGTATCTATTCTCTATCGATAGTTGTCATAGTGATTTAAATACCACTAACTTAAATCTATCAGAGGTGCCAGAAGAACATAAACAATTTAATTTTGGTAAATTAGAAAATGGCCAATTCTTTGCACAACCAAATAATAGAATGTTATGGTACGAACAATCAAGCACACCAGCAGAATTAAAGAGACCAGATTTTAAAGTATCAACTAGATACTTTACATGTGAACAAGAGAGAAAGTGGGCATTCGGTGATGACGATAACTACTTCTACAAAGAAAAGGAGCGAGATGAAAGCGATAGTATGGAGTAAACCTATGTGTGGTTATTGTGTCAAAGCAAAATCACTTTTAAATAATAAAGGTATAGAGTTTGAAGAAAAAAATATAGCAGAGGGTCATGATATACAAGAAATGTTAAAGTTAGTACCCAACGCAAGAACTATGCCACAAATTTTTATAGACGATAAACATATTGGTGGATACGACCAATTAGAAACATTTTTAGAAGCATATCATTAGGAGAGTAAAATGAAATATGAAAACAACCCACTAATAGAAAAAATTTGCCAATGGCATAAAGATAGAAACTTAATAGATGGTAGCACAGATAAAGATCAAGTCTTAAAACTACAACAAGAACTTGGTGAGTTAAGTGATAGTGTATGTAAAGGTAAAGATATGAAAGATGATTTGGGTGATATGCTAGTTGTTATGATAAACATAATGGCACGTAATAAAATAACAATGGAAGAATGTTTAGAGACAGCATACAACGATATTAAACATAGAAAAGGTAGAATGGTTGATGGTATCTTTGTAAAGGCACAGGCACCAGAACAAACAACTTCATTTGGTCAAACTCTTAATACCATGATTGGAGTAGATGTCTAAATATTGCAACAACTGTGGTTATATTCATGAGGGAGATGGTCCTCTTACGAGAATTGAAAAGGATTATGACGGCAGACAATATGAAATAGAAATATGTAAGGTAGCGAGATATGAAAACACAATCAGCGAAAGCAAAGGGTCGCAGACTTCAACAATGGGTTAGAGATCAACTCATTGAACACTTAATGGTTAATGAGGAAGATGTTGAATCTAGATCAATGGGAGCAAGTGGTGAAGATTTAATTATGGCAAGAGATGCCAGACGCAAATTCCCATATAGCATAGAATGTAAAAATGTTGAGAAAGTAAATGTATGGGATGCTTATGAACAAGCAAAAGGTAATGCAAAAAAAGGTGAACCATTAGTTGTAATAAAAAGGAATAAATCAAAACCATTAGTATTGGTGGATGCAGAGTACTTTGTAAAAATGCATCAACCAAATAACGTAGAAGACTTATGACATTTGAATTTAAACATCCAAGCTATTACAAAAAAGAAAAAGAAAAAAACAAAGACTTTTTAGAAGAAATAGAAAAAGATCAAAAAATACTTGATATCGGATTGAAAGAGTCAAGAAGAGCAAAGAAAGAAAGACTCGAAAAAGAAAGACAAGCCAACATGCAATCCGACAATATTGAAATGGAAAAGTGGAAAAGTGAATAATATAATATTATTGAATATACTTTTATTATGGATAACTATATTTTGGTCATTCAAATTAGGAAATATCCTCGCACTAAAAACTAGTATATCAATACCAACATTTTTATTTTTTACAGCATTGATTAAATTGGTATGGAATAGTTATGCTTAATATATGTTTAGTGAAATATGGAACTGAAGTTCAAGGATTTGAAATAAACCAACTTACAAAAGATTTCTTAACACCAATTGTAGAAAATTTAAAAGTAGATTACAAAATACATATCGCAACTGATAAACCATATTATGGTTGGTTTGATCTGGGTATCAAAGATATAAACTTTATCAAGTTGTCTGAGGACATGATAGACACACACGAACATTGGTCTAAGATATTTTTCTTTAATCCATATTACATAAACGCTGGTCAAAATGATACAACTGTTATTATGGATATTGATATGCAATGGCAGAAAGACCCATCACCAGTCCTCACATACCCCGTAGAAATGGGCCAGTTTGTTTCTATGGACAGATGGTGGAAAGACAACGAAATGCCTATTAGCGGCAATCTGTATAAGTTTAATTCATATGATTTTCAGTTTGTATATGAAGAGTATATGACAAACTTTAACACAATTAGACCTTACTATTATAAAGAGGGTATTGTCGCACATCCAAATGAGGGTGAACAATATTTTGTTTATGATACGGTTAAACGTAAACAACCATGGTTTAATATAAAACTACAACCTGCAGAGTGGTGTATGAAATCTCATCAAACAGATTCAGAAAAACAAAAATTATATGAAAAAAGATTTAATAAAGCAACAGGCAAAAATTATCAAGATTATTATTTTGATGCAATATGGACATACAAAGCAAACAAATGACAAAAGAAGTAGAAGATTGGATTAATGAAGTAATATCTAAACCAAATAAAATTTTTGGTAACCTACCACCATGTCCTTATGCAAGAAAAGCTTGGAAAGATAAAAAAGTAAAAGTTACATATGATAAATCTGTTCTCATGGAAGATTATGCTAAATTAAATTCTGGCGAATTAGATTTAATTATGATTATTCAACAAGATGCAAATGTGGACGAACTATATGAACTTAAAGATTATTTAGAAAGTAACTTAGGAAGAGATTATGTTATACTAGAAGATCACCCAGAGTTAAAAGAAGAAGTTGGTGGTATGAATTTAAATTTTGGTAAACCAGTTTTATTTGTTCAGAATAGAAAAAAACTAACTGAGGCTAGAAAGTTTTTAGAGACTAAAGATTATTATAAAAATTTTGATAAGGAATATAAGGATGATATATTGTCGAATTAGGTTATCAAAAACTGATTATAATTTATATGAAAATTCTTTAATAATAAAAGAACCAAACTTAAAACAATTACAAAAAATCTATAAAAAATATTGTGATTATAAAAAGTTTAAGTCTGTCCAACCAATATTTGAAAATGATGTAAAAGTAAATAAAATAATGGGATACTATTACAAACATGAATTAGTAGCATTTACTATGCTCTATCCTCTTGACAATCATAACATAGAAAGTTTACAATTTGCATGGGATTATGAAAATCCTAAACTAAGATTGGGTATTAAGAGTTTAGAAAATGAGTGTGCTTGGGCAAAACAAAACGGATATAAATTTTTATATCTAGGACAAGATGACAGATACAAATCACAATTTAAAGGATATGAAAAGTTAGGAGCTTTATAATGGACTTATACACAATATACGCAGATCACAATGAAAATATAGATGCAAAAGAATTTATAGAAAAGATGAAACCTTTTTTAGATGGTCTTGTTAAAATGAATAGAATGGTTTCATATAGAATAACTAGAGCAAAATTAGGATTTAGGTCTATGGACTTACCAGAGTTTCGTATTGATATGAATTTTAATAACATGCAACAATTAGATGATGCAATGACAAGCATTATAAGAAATGAAAAAAGTATAGATGAAAAACATGTTGCATTTAATCAATTAGTAGATGTAGAAACCATCCAACACTTTTTATATAGAGATTACCCAGATGAAAGTTAATAGTTGGACTCATTGGCAACCTTTGAAACAAGTTGTTCTTGGAAATGTATTTCCACCAGAATTTTTTGAGGATGTTAAAGATACAAAATTAAGAGACTCGTTACAAAGAGTTGTGCATGAAACAAAAGAAGATTTAGATGGCATAAAAAAAACACTAGAAGATTTAGGTGTTGAAGTTATTCTAGTAGATGACTGTTGGACAGATGGTCTTGGTTTAAATCCTTATAAGACTTTTGGAGAGTTTTTAGAAAAATCAAAAGAATCAAAAGGTCTTCTGGCATTACCAAAACCACTTATGTCACCCAGAAACAGCCACATTACCATGGGTAATGATTTGTTTATTACTCAGCAATATAATCCACAAATGGTAATAGATGGTAAACATCCTTTAGATATGTTTGATGTTGATTTAACTTTAGTTAAAGATACGTGGAAAAACATTGATAGTAAATTAGGTCCATTTAGACCAAATGAACAAGAATTAAAAAATGAGTTGTGGACGGAACAAGAATACTTTGATATGAATATGAAACACGACCCAGTTAATTTTAGAAACTTTGTATATGAAACTTGGAATTTTGATGCCCCATTTATTACTAGAATAGGTGATACAATACTTGTTGATGAGGGGCAAAGTAATTATAGAAAAGGAATTGCTGACTGGTACAATAATATTAGACCAGATAATAAATTTAAATTTAAACTTATTGATATTGGTGGACACAATGATGGCTCTATGTGTTTACCAAAACCTGGTTTGGTTATTGCTGCGCCTTGGATGGAAAAAGGTTTCTTTGAAAATACATTACCTGGTTGGGACCAACTTATTATTGAACATCCAAATAACTTTGAACAACAATACCCAAAAGAGTATGAAGAATTTAAAAAAAATAAAAAAGCAGATATGAACTGGTATGTTGATAATGAAAAAAATAATAAACCATTTACAGATTTTGTTGATACATATTTAAAAGATTGGGTTGGATTTATGGAAGAGTCAATCTTTGAAGTTAATATGTTAAGTATAAATGAAAACACTATCTTGTCTATAAATTACCAAAAAGAGGTACATGATAAATTAAAATCTGTTGGAATAGAACCCATATATACTAGATTTAGACATAGACACTTTTGGGATAGTGGTTTACATTGTCTAACACTAGATACATATAGGGAAGGTGGTTGCGAAACATACTTATGAACTTAGATAAAATACTTATTTTAGTTGTTGCATTTGGATTAATTATATGTTTAATTATGATAGCTGCAATTACTCACGATTTAAATAATCTTTGGCAAGCATTATCAGAAAACGCTTCATTGATAGCAGCATCAGCAGAAAATTTAAAAAATTTACAAATATTAGTTTTACAACAATTGGGCAAAATAGGAACAATGGTAGGATTTTAAAATGAAAACTTTAGTTTTGACAGCACACCCAGATGATTTAGAATTATCTTGTGGTGGAACTATAAAAAAAATTGTAGATCAAGGCGGTAGTGTAGATAACTTAATAATTTTTCCCTATCAAGATCATAAAAAATATTTACCAGAGACTTCTAAGATATTAGGATTTAAACCGATATTCTTTGATGCAAATATGGTTATAGGACAAAGAGGTAGATCATATGAAAGACCTAAACTAGATAATAAGATGATAGAAAGAATTGAGAAACAACTGAACATTACAAGTTATGATCTACTAATAACTCATTGGAAAGAAGACTGGCATCAAGATCATAGAATATGTCATGAAGTAGGTAATACCTTAAGACGTAAACAACCACTAGAGGTTTGGTATATGAATTCTTTTCCTTACTGTCAAAAATATACAAGTTTTGAAGCTAATGTGTTTGTAGATATTTCTCAGCAAGTTAAATCTAAAAGGAAAGCAATAGAGTGTTATAAAAATGTAGAGACTAGATGGGCTGAAGATATAGAATCTATGTCAAGGTTTAGAGGTTCTTTTATTAAAGTTCCACATGCTGAGGTATTTAAGGCAGATACAATACTCTTCTAATAAATATACTGTATGGATTTATTCTTTACGTTACTAATTGAATTTGGATTACCTGTGGCATCAGCTGCTGTCATGGGTATTTTCATATACATTATTCTCAAATACATTTTAGATTCAGTAATCAGTCAAGTAAATACTATGCATGGTATTATCATGGGATTAGATAATAGAATTAAAACCATGAACAATGATATGTTAAAGTTAGATGTGCAAGTTTCAGATGCATTAGATTTAAGACAAGATGAGGATAGAATAGCAAGATCAGATGGAAAGAAAGACGCTAGGAAAGATTAATGACAATTATAGAAATATTGAACCAATATGGTTTTGCAACATTGGCAGCTATTGCCATGGGATGGTTCATATATTTCATATATAAATTCACAACGGAAAATATCAAACAAAAATTATCTGAAGCTAACTCTGCATTAATAGGATTATTAGACAGAATTAGAATGTTAGACAACGATATTATCAGATTAAGGTCTAAACTTAACACAGTTTTAGACTTAAAAAGAAAACCCCCCAAATAAGTCAAATAATTACACCCGTCAAAAGATTGACAGCAGATAAATAATAGTATGAAAACACTTAAAATAGTGTTTGTGGTGATACTATTTTATGTGTTTTTGCCTACCATAAGCACGACTTCAGAATTAGTACATGAGTTCAAAAACCCATCTTTTAGTGGGAATGGATACTCTAGTCATGTTTTATCTATTGAACAATTGCAGTACAATAGAGAAAAACAAGTGAAAGATGATGCCAAATCTGCAGCTGCCGCCGCAGAGAGAAAAGCGAATAATACTACTATCAACAAGTTTATTAAAAACGTTGAAAGTAGAATATATGCTAACTTATCTAAACAGTTAGTTGATAATATGTTTGGTACTACATGCGACAGTAGTACAACAACATGCCCAACCAGTGGTACAGCTGAAGTTGAGGGGTCAACGATATATTGGATTAAGGATAGCACAACTGAGATTATTACTTTGACAATAACAAGCCCAGACGGAGCTGTAACAACAATGTCTGTGCCATTAGGTGATTTTCAATTTTAGGATTTAAAAAATGAGAATAGTATTGATTATATTACTATTAGGTATACTTTCAGGTTGTGCCTCGACACAACAGAAACCTGCTATTAAAGGTGCAGAACCTTTTATAGAGGGAACAACAACTTTAGAAAAGTTAAGAGAAATACCTGATTTAGATAATCAACCGCAGATAACAATTGCGGTATACGAGTTTACAGATCAAACTGGTCAGAGAAAACCTAATCCAAAGTTTTCTCAACTGTCAACAGCAGTTACGCAAGGACCAGATGTTTGGGTTATATCTGCTTTAAAAGCAGTTAGTGACGGAGATTGGTTTAAAGTTGTAGAAAGAAAAGGTTTAAGTAATCTAGTTAAGGAAAGACAACTTATAAGATCAACAAGAGAATTATACGATGGTGAAACAGAAGCGAACAATCAATTAAAACCATTGGTGTTTGCTGGATTAATTATAGAAGGTGGTATTGTAGGATATGACAGTAACATTGCAAGTGGCGGTGTTGGTGCAAGATACTTTGGTTTAGGATTGAATGAGCAATATCGTACAGACCAAGTAACTGTTTCACTAAGAGTTGTTGCAGTACAAACAGGTGAGATACTATTATCTGTTTCAGCAACAAAGACAATTGCTAGTTATAGCAAAGGTGGCGATGTATTCAGATTTTTAGATATGAGTACAAAAGCATTAGAATTTGAATCAGGTATGGCAACAAATGAACCTGTTAATTATGCAATAAGAACAACAATAGAACACGCCGTTTTACAAATGATATATGAGGGTGTTAATAAAAAATTATGGAAAATGGAGGGCGTTAAGGGGATAAGACATGAAAACATTAATTAAATTCGTTATGTGTTTGATGATGTTTTCGCCAGTATTGGCAAATGATATTTACGTTACACAATCAGGTAATACTTTAACTTTAGATGTATTACAAGATGGTCAAAACAACACAATAGGTAATAGTACAACAGCATCAACTGTAACAGGTACTACATCTAATTTTAACATCGATCAGATTGGAGACTCTAACGTACTAACTTTTGATATAAACGGTAATTCATATACAGGTACATTTAGTACAACTGGTAACAGTAACAACATTGACTTTAATTGTGATAGTGGTGGGTCTAACTCATCGTGTGCTACTGTAACAGCTTCTATTATTTGGGTAGGTTCATCTAACGATTTAGACATTGATGTTGGAGAAACAGCAGATGCAACAGGTGCTAACATAACAATATCAGGTGCGTCTGGTTCAGACTCAAACGTTGTGGCTGCAACAATAGATGGTACAAGTGTTATCTTTACGTTAAACGTCAATGGTGACACAAATAATTTCTTAGTTGACATAGACGGAGATGGTGATAGTGCAGGTCACACTTACATACACAATCATACGGGTTCTATTGCAGATGTAGATATTACACAATCAGGTATCTATGATAATATGATAACATTAACAACAAGTGGTGATAACCACAACATCGATATTATACAGAGAGACTAATATGGGTACAATAACTTTTATATTATTCGTAGGACTGACAATATATGCGGCTCGTAAATTTTACAATTGGGTTCATACTCTTAACCCTTATATCTTTACAAAATAGTTTTGCATCGATAGGACAAGTTTCCTTACACGAAGGCAATGCTGTAATAGATAGAAAAGAAGGTGAAAGTAAAGAGGTCGCAAAAGACTTAGATGTTTTTTCATACGATACAGTAAAGACAGGTAAAGGAAAAGTTGGTATAGAGTTTATCGATAATACCAGAGTTGATGTTACTGAACATTCTAAACTTGTAATCGATGAGTTTGTCTATGACCCAAATACCAAAACAGGTAAATTATCACTCAAAGCAAAACTTGGAACTGTAAGATATGCTTCAGGTCAGATTGCAAAAAACTCAAAACAAAATGTACAGATAACAACACCAACAGCTACGATTGGTGTTCGTGGTACAGACTTTACAATGACGATAGATGAAATAGGTTCATCTACAATTATCTTATTACCAAGTTGTGATACAAATGGTAATTGTTTTGTTGGAGAGATTAGTGTCGAGTCAGATGCTGGTCAAGTAATACTAAACCAAGCATTTCAAGCAACGGTGGTTGATACAGTTGCAAGTAAACCAATGAAACCTGTAATGCTAGATTTAGACGAAGAGATGATTGGTAATTTATTAATCATATCTAAACCAGCAGAGATAGAACAAATGCAAAATGAAGAAGGTCTAAATGAAGTTGCAGATGCTTTAGATATTGACTTTTTACAATTTGATGATTTAGAAACAGACTATCTTGAAGAAGATGAAAGTCAATTTGCAACAGGTCTTGACATAGATTTTTTAGAACAAAATTTTTTAGTTGATATTCTAAAACAATTAAACAAAGAATTAGCAAAACAAATGCGATCAGAGTTTGACAAAAAAGAAACTACTGGCGATGTAACTTTAGGAAAAGACCCAGAGACTGGTGTTATTATATTAGATGAAGACCCAGAATGGGTATGGATTAGAGAAGATGCATCTGGTTCATACATAGAATTAAGACTTGATAAAGAATATGGTTATGTCCTAAATATAATACAGAGTGAATTCGAAATGTATGATTTCGAATTAGGAGGAGCAGAAAATGTTATCACCATACAACAAATTAATTAGTGCAGTAATAGGAATGACTTTAGCATTTTTTCTTATACTATTACATAGTTCTAGTCAAGCTAATGATTTAACAATTACTGTTACAACATCAGCAGGTGGTACTCTAAATACTCTACAAGATGGTCAAGATAATAATATTGATTTTGATATAGAAAGTATGAATGGTTTTATTATTGATTTAGACCAAGTTGGAAATAATAATAACATTGACGTTGATGTTGATGGTAGAAATAGTAATGGTTCATCTATGTACATTAATCAATCTGGTAATAATAAAAGTTTTACAGGTAGCTATTGGTGTGGACATGCCTACTGTACTATGACAGTAAATCAATAATGAAATTTTTAACACATTGGACTACAGCATTTATAACCTTATTTGTTATTACATTTATAGGTTTACAAGACTATTCATTTAAAGAAACTCTAAGACTTAAATCGTTTGACTACATGTTAGCAAACGAAGAAGTATCACAATCGCAAGATATAACAATCATAACAATAGATGAAGAA